CTAAAGCAGCCATCTGAGGGTTTATGCCAGCGCCACCAGTCCCACTTGCAAAAGCATCTGCACCACCTGTAATTGCACTTTTTATAATGTCACCAGCACCACTTCCAACGCTTCTAACAAGGTTTCCTGCTTGATTAAGTATTGTACCGCCAGGCATATTTAAAGTTTGACCAGCTGATATAACATTCGCATCAGTAATTCCAGGATTAGCTTCCATAATAGCTTCTACAGTTGTGCCATTTTTTTGAGCTATTTTGCTTAAGGTATCGCCTTGTTCAACTACAGTTCTTTTGGGAGCAAGAGGATTAAAACCTTGTGGTCCTCCCACATAATCAACAAATTTTCCTGTGTTTACATCAAACTGACCCGTACCCCCGCCAAAAGCTCCAAAGTATCCTTGCTGTTGATCGCTAGCCATTCCTTTAGCAACGTTTTTACCGTACCCTAAAAGGTCGTATGAAGATTTTCCTGCTGCATCTGTTACTTTTCCTATATTGCCAAGAGAATCAAAAAATCCTCCTGTTGATTTAGTAAAATTACCAGCAACACCATCTCCAATTTTACCAAGTTTACTAAAAGCCCCACCTTCACCAGTTAGTTTTTGATTACCACCAGCCATTAGGGTCATGATGTCTCCAAGACCACCCTCACCTTTAGCAATTCTTAATGCAGCACTACCTTTTTGATAAACAGCAGCAAACGGTTGCCAAGGGCCAGGTATAACCGCTGCTATAGGTGCTATTTTTTTAACTACCTTTTTGACGCTTTTTGCTAGTTTTTTAAGAAAACCAAACTCTGCTTGACCCGTAATAGGGTTAATAGACATTCCTTCGCCAACTTGATATTCATTTGGGTTTAAGCCAACAGCTGCCATTTCTTGGCGTATCATGTTTCTTGTGTTGTCTGAGATGACTGGTGGAACCACCATTTCGCCTTGTGCAACGTGCGCCATAAAGCGATCTTCGTTGCGTCCTAGAGCTGCTAATCCTTTTCCTGAGTTATCTATCATATTCATTTTTAAATTCTACCCTATTCTTCTATACATTTTAACCAAAATACAAGTAAGTATCTATTTCCTGACTTTACCGGTAAGCCTCTATGCATGTGGGTAAAGCTTGGAAAGATTAGAGCGTGGCCTGTAGGTAATGGCTCAACTGTACCACGATTTAAAAATTCAGTTCCGCCTCCTTGATACTCACCAGTATTTAAAGGAACGACCATACTAATATCAGCGCTAGCATCATGATGCCAAGCGCCTTGCTTTTTATCCTTTAAATTATAATTAGCTATTTGAATTGCTCCGCCATTAACGTGCCTATTCCAAATATTTAAAAATATAGGATTACCTATAGTATATATCGTTTGCATTAAAGATTGATATATCTCTGGGCAATTATCTTGAAAAGTTATTTCTGGTATTTGTCTTAAGGAATCTTCTTCTGGGTTAGGTTCAAATCCATAAAAATTTTCTAAGTGTGATATTTCGTCTACAAGTATCTTGCAATACTTTTCAGAAAAGAAAGGAACCGTATACACATCTTTAAATGGCTCTTTAATAATCTTACTTAGTTCATTTTTTTTAGGAGACGTATTACCTTTGTTTTCGTAAAAATCTATAATTTTTGGTAAAGACTCTTTAACAGCGTTAAATGTTTTGTCTTGAATGTACCAATCTGCGGGATAGTTTAGTAAAATATTTTTTGATTGGTATTCTGGTTTTTCTGCTAGCTGTACCATTTTTCCACACCATATCCTTCATAACTACTGGTAATGTCAATTGACACGTTACCGTTAGTTGTTACGGTTATTTGACCTAGGGTTGCTTGTGTTTCAAAACCAAAATTGTTTAGTCTTTCACCTATATCAACCCACTTAAATCCAGTATATACCTGCAACACACCTAATGTGGTATTCCATATAATACTTCCTGCTATAAAGTTTTGAGTTTCTTTGTCGGTATCATTTACTTGCCTAGTATTGTCAACATCAACAGATGCAAGGTTTATTTCTAATACTCTAACTAATCTATTAAATAATTCTGAATTAACAGGACCTACGGCTATAGGCAATTGAGTCTGTAAGATTTTGCTCATCTTTTACCATCAGGTCTAACGTCAATTCTTGTTGCTCCTAGCCTCCACCCTATAGATAAATTTTTGTTATCAGTTGCGTCATCATCTGACTCAAACCTCAAGGTAAGTTGTCTTGCTCTACCTCTCACAAAAGCTTGTTTAGTTGTTTCTGTAATAGCGTTAATTGAGTTAGTAGATAAAGACTCTCCTGGAAAGTTTCTTGTTTTTATAACTATATTTACATTTCCAGCGTTATTATTTTCTAAAAATTTTAAATCAGGAATAATTCTTTTGATAAAAGTAAATTGTTCTCCATCACCTAAATCAAAATCTGAACTTTCTATAAATACATTAGTCATAGGAGATCCATCATCATCAAAACCAACCTCTTGTTGATATAAATAACCATCACTTACGGCCCTAGGAAAGTTTTCTATTCCAGCATCTAACCAAGCTGTTCTACTTAAAGTTCCATAAAACCATAAATTTTCTGCATAATTATAAATAACATATCTATCTATTTCGGTTGCACTTTCTGAACAATAAAACCAACCTACTTCATTTTTATCTGCAATAGTAAATGCATTAATTTTAAAAGATTGCCCAAGATTAATGTCGCTAAAAACATAATTCTGAACGGAACAAGGTATTGTTTGTGTAGTGCCGTTATAAAGATAGAAATTGTTATAACTCATCCAGTACACTCCTTGAGGACCAGTAACAGCAGCTTTTGGACCAACCAGTCCAGTACCTTCATTTATTAAATTAATTGCGAAGGTAAGTGGTGGGCCTACAAATTGCATGCTGTATAAAGCAGTATCTGTCCAAACCAATATTTCTTGTCTTGATTTAACAGCACCAATAATAGAGGATCCAGAAGAAAGTCTTAAAGACCCTGCGGTATTAGTAGTCGTTGGCTCAAACTCTAAGTCATTTTCTTGATCACTAAATGCAATTAACATAGGATCTATTACACCAGTCCTAGCGGTTCCAACAATAGGATCTGCACCTAACACAATTAAATGCCTGTCTTTTTCTGAGGTAATAACTTGTAACGCAACCGTAGGTACTAAATTAGCTCCAGAAATACCAGAAAGCTCAACAGCTCTAGTGTTAGTTGTATTATTTTCTACCCATTTGTAAACGCCACCATTCCTAGGGTTAATAATTAAATCTTCGCCAAAATGATCATGAGTCCATAATCTTAATTGATTTGTATTTGATAAAGCGTTAGCAGATCCAAACGTGCCTTCACCCCAATTATTAGCACCCCAGCCAGCAGAAGCTACATATACATCTAATCCTACGTTTATTTGATAAGCTGCGTCTGTTGCACTTCCACCATTTCCTGTATCACTACCATTAGCTGTAGCAGAAGCTACAAAAGTATAAGTGTTGGTAGTAATAGAGGTTATCTGATGTTCTGTATTTAAAACTGTAGCTGTAATTGCTCCACCCAAAGAAACAGCATTACTTATAGTTACAAAATCGTTAATAACGGCCCCATGAGCTGTATCTGTTGCTGTAATAATAGCGCTACCATTTGTTGCTGCAAAAGTAGTAACGTTTAAATCTGTTGATCGTATTGGTGTAACGTCATTAAATTCTCCGCCTTCGTCTATGTAGTATTTAAAGGTAGTGCCTAGTCCTAGGTATTTAATGCCACCTAATGATACCCAAGGATGCAAAGCTCTTGCTGTACCAAGAAAAGAATTATTTGTATTTTTAAGCCACCCTCCAAACTTTTCAGGCCTACCTTTCCTAAAACGAACTAGATTGCAATCAAACCAACCTCCATCGTTATCATAGTCAGTACCTTCTCTATTAATACCTGGTTTAAATATTGTTTTTTGCAAAGGCATTTTATATATGTTCCCAAGGTTTTCCTTCAAACATTAATGTTTCTGCTTCTCTTCTTCTTGTTAGACCCGGCAACACTCTTCTTTCGCCATGTACCGTTGCTTTGTTCCATCTCATAATTTGTTCTGGAACTCCATTGTAATTGCCTAAATTTAAAGTTTTAAGAAGCGTGCTACTTTTTAAATTAGCTGGACCTAGGTTATATACCCAAGAACACAAAGCATCAAACTGACATTGATTCATAGGAACGGTAACAAGAGAATTAATATAATGCTCATACTCGTCTTCTAGTTCTTTTGATAACATGTGTTCTGCTTTTTCTTCACTCCAAATATCACCTTCTTGTACATCTTTAGTGTGACCATAACCAATAGTCCATACACCAGCTGCACATTTATATGCCTCTAGTTCACATCCTTCAAAGTTTTTTATAAGCTCTAAGCCTTTGTCTGAAATATTCATTATATTGCTACTACCCCTGTTAAAGAGGCAATTAAAAGTGTTGCCATAAAACCAAAAGTTCCAAATACTGCCATTTTTAGCGTTCCATTTAAATCGCTCATTTCTTTTTTTATTTCTGCTGTTTCTTTGAATATGGTCTTCCATCTTTCTTCACATTTTGCCTCGTGAGATTTTAAATCTGAATGTACGTCACTTGCTGTTTTTCTATTAGTCATTTTTATCTGGGGTGTTTGAAGCACCAAAATAGAAAGATATAACGGCACTTGCCAATCCACCTAAATAACCAAGCACTAAGTTAATTAATGCTTCGCTATTTTGCTCTGGTGGTTGTAGTGTTACTAAAAATATGTACCCCATAAAGCCACCAACAACAGCAATACCCATAATTCTAGCCGTCCAGTCTTTACTAAACTTGCCTCTAGC